TCTACAACCGGAACTGCTTTTGTTGGGCGGCATATTATCCGCAAAGTTATGGTGATGCATAGCGCTGGTTCAGATGCTAATGTAAAGTTTTACGATTTGGCTACTGCCCCTGTGGGTGGGGAACCCCACTATACGATTAATGCATACGGCAAAGGGCTTACACAAATTGATATGCCAAATCCGGGCGTAGAGTTTTACGAAGGTATGTACGTTGATTTACCTGCTAGTTGCATAATTACTGTTTGGTATGAGGCGGTCTAATGGCTAAAGTCATCAAAAAATCTGAGATGGCATGTAATTCCCCGAAAAGAACACCGGGTCATGCTACTAAGTCTCATGTAGTTAAAGCCTGTGCTGACGGCAAAGAGAAAGTTATTCGCTTTGGTCAGCAAGGTGTAAGTGGCGCTGGGTCTAGCCCAAGCACGCCAAGTGAGAAGGCAAGACAAAAAAGTTTTAAAGCCCGCCATGCGAAGAACATCGCTAAGGGAAAAATGTCAGCCGCTTATTGGGCAGATAAGGTAAAGTGGTGATATGGCTACGAAACCTAAAACCAAATCCAAAGTAAACGCCGCAGGTAACTATACGAAGCCTGAGTTGCGTAAGCGGATTGTGTCGCAGGTTAAGGCCGCAGCAGTGCAAGGTACAGCCGCAGGTCAGTGGTCTGCACGCAAAGCACAGCTTGTTGCAAAGAAATACAAAGCTGCTGGTGGGGGGTACAAAGATTGAAAGCTCCGCAAAAGTCGCTTAAAGATTGGACTGCGCAGAAGTGGCGCACCAAGAGTGGTAAGCCGTCGTCAAAGACAGGTGAGCGGTATTTACCTGAGTCGGCTATTAAAGCGTTGACCCCCGCAGAGTATGCTGCTACAACTAAAGCGAAACGCGAAGGTAAAGCAAAAGGGCAACAGTTTGTAAAACAGCCAGCTAAAATAGCGGCTAAGACCAGTAAGTATAGATAGGAGAATTAAATGGCACGTTACCTACGAAACAAACGCGATGGCTTTATTTACGATTACACTGAGATGTTGGCTGAGAATCCACTGGTTGAGGAAGTAACTGAGGAAGAAGCATTTCCTGAGAAATTTATTCCAAAGAAGCAAACTGGTCGTAAAACCGGTTTAAAGTTGGAGACTCCAACAGAAGAAATTCCAGTTGAACCTCCTATCGAAAACCATGAACTCAACGCAGATGCATCTAAGGGATTACCCGAATGATACTCAATGATGTAGTTACAGAGGCTCGTCGTCTTATACAAGACATTAGTGCACCGCAACGATATAGTGATGCGGTGTTGCTAGGCTTTGCTAATCAGGCGCTAAAGCGTATGGCAGTACTACGCCCCGACCTCTTTGCCTACATTGGAGAGATTCCTTGTACGGCTGGAACTGTTATTCAGTCCCCGCCATCTGACTCTATTCGTATTATTGAGATTTTCCAAGTTAAAGACGGAGCAGGTGTCACTGAGGTTGACCGTACTGTTCTTGACCAAACCCTCCCTAACTGGATGAACGACACGGCGGCAACTACTGTTAACTGGATGCGTCATGTACGCAACCCTAACAAGTTCTTTATTTATCCTAAAGCCCCCGCAGACCTTATTCTTATTGGGGAATACGCACAGACCCCTCCTAATTACACAGGCGCACAGACTGTAGCGCTATTGCCTGATGCTTTCTTTCCTGTTGTAGTTGATGGTACTGTATTCCTAGCTGAGTCGGTTGATAATGAGCATGTAAACTCTAACCGTGCCCAGTTGTTCCAGCAGGCGTTTACCCAAGCATTGGGTGTAAGTGCACAGGCAAGAACTCTAACTGATACAGAAGAAGCAGGCTTACCTAACGAATCGGTGGTCGCATCATGAGTACTCGTACATTTCTTTCTTTGGCTAACCGCCTTGCACCTAGTGTGCCGGGGTGTCCTCAGCCTATCTTAGAGCAATATATTCGGGATGCAGCAATTGAGTGTTGTGAGAAAACTCTTGCGTGGCGCTATGAGCAGCCTTCAATTCGTCTAACACCGGGGGTGTTTGAGTACCCCTATAACAATCCGTTGCAGACAGAGGTTCATGCTTTTCTAACTGCTGCTGTTAATGGCTCACCTCTTACGCCTTTAACGCTTGAAAAATTGTATATACATTACCCCAACTGGCCTGACTTAGACCCAGACCAGAGGGCTGACCCTAGGTATATTTGTCAACTAGACCCTGATAATTTTGTACTTGCCCCACTACCTGATGCTTCTGTAACCTATGACCTTAAGATGATTGCTGTCTTAAAGCCGCTACGTACTGCTACGGGCATGGACAAGACAATTATGGATGACCTAGAAAATACCATTATGCATGGTGCATTGCAGCATTTATTGGTTATGCCAAACAAAAATTGGAGTGACCGTGAATTGGCAACGTACCATGCTAAGCAATATATTTCTAAAATAACCGAGCGCAGAGCAAGGGCTAATCTAGGTGCAGCACGTGCCTCGATGAGTGTCCAAATGCGCCCTTTTGCGTGAGGCTACTATGGCTGTCGATGTCATTCGTTTAGTAGAAGGTGATGAGAGACCAGTCATTGTTCTCACGTTGACCGACGATAATACAGGGTCACCGATTGACTTATCGCTGTCTACCACGGTGGTGACTATTAAGTTTCGTGAGGCTGGTACAACTACGTTGTTGTCAACTATTAGCACTTCAAAACTAAGTGGCGGTACAACAGGGCAGGTACAGTTTGACTTTACAGGCGGTGTACTTAATGTAAACCCCGGCATGTACGAAGGTGAGATTGTCATTAACTTTAACGGGCAAGTTCAGACTGTGTACGACACCCTACGCTTTACGGTCAGAGAGAACTTCTAATGGCTAATATCCGTGCCTCTTACGTTGTCTCGCAAGTTCTATTAGCGACTACTGCTTCAGTGGTCATTAATATTGCTGCGGCAGGCGGAGTCACGGCTACAGCCCACGCAACACCTGTAATTAGAGCAGCAGCATTTGTTGTACCTACCGCCACGTTGGAAAATCAGATTGTACAAATGTCTGACTTCCGTGCCCTAAATATTGGGCAAATATCTATTGACGTAGCTACAGCCACAGATGACGTGGCTATTTCGTACGATGCTGCGTTTACAGATTCTGTGACGGCAACTGATGCAATCAATCGGATGTTCTATGGCAATATTGACTTTGACCCATTAGACCCTGACGCCGACCCAGACCCCATCGTCGTGGTAGACGTAGACGCAAAAGATGTAGGGAAAACCCTAGCTGATACTGCTGAAGCTACTGATGCTGACGCTAAAACTACTGATAAAGTATTGTCGGACTCCACATCTAGTGTGGATGATGTAATCAACACCAAAGATGTTGGTAAGGCACTGACGGATTCTGCTGCTGCAACTGATGTAGTAACAGAATTTAACACAGCTAAAGTTGTTGCTGATAGTGTGACGGCTACAGACGCAGCGGCTAAAGACTTCACCCGTCCTGATGTTACTGATTCAGTGACCACGGCTGATGATTCTTCACGACAGTCCGAGTTAGGTAAGACTGAAACAGTTACAGCCTCTGATGCGTTTGGCCCGTTTGATATAGGGGTAAACCCTAATGATACAGCAACAGCAACGGATGCGGTCAACACATTTGTAGTCGATAAAGTCTTGACTGACTCCGTTGAGATGACGGATTTTATTGCTAAGACACCGGGCTATGAGTTTGACTTTGACGTAGTAGATGCTGATGCTGACCCAGACCCAGTGACTATGGGTGATGTGATGGCGAAAGAATTTACTCGCCCTAACATTACGGACACGGCTACTGCTACGGATGCCCCAGCTTTTGCAGTAGACGATGTACAGACCGATTCTGTGACTATGGCAGATGCCCCAGCTTTTGCAGTAGATGATGTACAGACCGATTCTGTAACAATGGCAGATGCAACGGCACTTAATTTTGGGGATGTACAAACCGACTCAGTTACAGCAACAGATGCTATTACTGCCTTTGCAATAGGGGATGTACAGACCGACTCAGTTACAGCAACAGACGCTATCAATTCCTTTGCAATAGAGAATGTTCAGACAGATGCTGTAACAATGGCAGATGCTATTAACTTGGCACTGACCCTTGGGCAGTCTACGCCGCTTTATGACTTTGCATTTATGTCGGATGACAAGTTTACGTACTTTGCAGTACCCGGTACAATTAACAGTCATCTTATCCACGAACCTGTCGTAAATGGCGAGTTTGTACTGACAACTGACCCCAATGCTGGTATCGTATATACCATCCGCACGGAGTCGTACAGTTACATGTTTGCTGGATACGGCCTAAACGAAAACCAACTCAACTAAGGAGTAAATCATGTTTAACGACGCAATCAAAATGACAGGTAACCTGAAGCTCGTTCTTACTGACGAGCACGGCAATGTCAAGCAAGAAGAAGAAGTAAAGAACCTAGTGGTAACAGTAGGTAAAAACTTTATTGCTTCCAGCATGGCTAAGACCACAACCAACACTCCAGCGGCGATGACGCATATGGAAGTTGGTACTGGTACAACTGCTGCCGCTGCCGGAGATACTGCTCTCGAAACTGCTGTTGCAAGTTCGCGTGTGACGTTGACTTCAACAACTGTAACTACAAACAACGTAGCGTATGTTGCGACGTTCCCAGCAGGTACTGGTACTGGTGCATTGACTGAAGCGGGTATTTTTAATGCTTCGTCTTCTGGCACTATGTTGTGCCGTACAGTGTTCTCAGTTATCAACAAAGGTGCAGCAGACACACTTGGCATTACTTGGACTGTGACTGTTAACTAAGGAGTCCGGGAATGGGTATCAAACTCACAAACAATGCTAATGCTACGCTTGCGGCGGGTATCAACTCGTCTGCGACTAGCATTACATTGACATCGGGGCAGGGTGCTCGCTTCCCAACTTTAACGGCAAGCGATTATTTCTACGCCACACTGGTAGACACATCGAACAACCTTGAGATTGTCAAGTGTACGGCTCGTTCAACCGATGTGTTGACTGTTGTACGTGGGCAAGAATCAACTACAGCCCGTGCGTATGTTACTGGCGACCGCATTGAGATTCGCTTAACTGCTCAGACGTTTATTGATGCAGTAAACGAGATTGGCCCTACTCAGGTATCTGATGAACTTAATAGTTCGACCGGGTATTTTGACCTTCCAACAGGAACTACAGCACAAAGACCCGGAAGTCCTGTTGCTGGGATGCAAAGATTTAACAGTACTACTGGATATATGGAGTACTACGACGGCACAAATTGGCAAGATATTAGACCTTCAACATATGCAGTTGAATATCTTGTGATTGCTGGTGGAGGTGGAGGTGGTGCGGTAAGGTCTGCATCGAGTTACGCTTCTGGCGGTGGCGGTGGTGCTGGGGGCTATCGTTCGTCTGTTTTTGGGCAGTCTTCTGGTGGCGGCGGCAGTGCTGAATCTCCACTTACTGTTAATACAGCGACAAATTATTCAGTAACCATTGGTGCTGGCGGTGCTGGTGGAGCGGCTGGGGCTAACAACGGCACAAACGGCGCTGATTCTGTATTTGCAACGATTACTTCAATAGGTGGCGGTGCAGGCGGTGCTTACCCAGCAAACGGTACTTCCGGTGGTTCTGGTGCTGGCGGTGGTGGCGGAACAACTGTTGGAGGCTCTGGCACAGCAAACCAAGGTTATGCTGGTGGTAGCGGAGCGGGAAGCCCAGAATACGGCGCTGGAGGTGGCGGCGGCGCTGGCGCTGTTGGCGTAAACGGAACTACTTCTGTTGGTGGAAATGGTGGCGCTGGAGTTTCTTCTAGCATCACAGGTTCTGCCGTAACTAGAGCGGGCGGCGGCGGTGGTGGTGTTTATACAAGCGGAGGAACACCCGGTCTTGGTGGCTCTGGCGGTGGCGGTAATGCTGGTCAATCATTCCCAAGCAATGGTGTTGCGGCTACTGCAAACACAGGAAGTGGCGGCGGCGGTGCAACATCCGCCACAGCGGATACCACAAACACTGGTGGTAACGGTGGTTCTGGCATTGTGATTGTCCGCTACCCGGGAGTACAACGTGGGTCTGGCGGAACAGTTACATCCAGTGGTGGTTACACCATCCACACATTTACATCGTCTGGCACGTTTACAGCATAAGGAGAATTTGAATGGCACATTTTGCAAAAGTTGTTGACGGTTTAGTAACGCAAGTTATCGTTGCTGAACAAGAGTTTTTTAATACGTTTGTGGACTCTAGTCCCGGACAATGGATTCAGACAAGCTACAACACCCACGGTGGTGTTCACCCTGAAGGGCGTCCGCTGCGTAAGAACTACGCAGGCATTGGGTATACCTACGACGCTGGTCGTGATGCGTTTATCCCACCAAAGCCATACAGCAAGTGGGTTCTGAATGAGCAGACATGCTTGTGGGATGCACCTACACAGATGCCTAATGACGGCAAACGCTACTCATGGGATGACAACGCAGGCAATTGGGTAGAAGTACCTGACACTCAAGGACAGTAATCATGGGAATTAAAGTCACCAATAACGCTTTTGGCACATTGAACGCAGGTATCAATAGTTCGGTAACAACTATTGTACTGACCGCAGGACAAGGTGCACGCTTTCCAACACTAAGTGCTGGTGACTATTTTTATGCCACACTGATTGACACATCAAACAATCTCGAGATTGTAAAAGTTACAGCCCGTTCAACTGACACTATGACTGTAGTGCGTGGGCAAGATAACACAACGGCTCGTGCGTACAGCACGAACGACAGGTTTGAGCTACGCCCAACGGCGGCTCTATTCACAGAGTTTGCTGACCGTGCTACCACTGGTAAAGCAATCGCAATGGCAATTGTCTTCGGAGGATAAAACATGGCAGCCCCTAATATCGTAAACGTAGCAACTATCCTTGGTCGAACTGTTGGTGCTGCTCTTGGCACTTCTAGTGCGGACATCGTAACTAATTCCGCAGGCAGCGGTAAAGTCTTTAAGGTCAACGCAATATATGTATCTAACGTAGATGGTGCTAATAGTGCAGACGCAACTGTTGCTTTTTATGATGCTTCAGCAACAGCAACTTATGAACTTGCGCATACGATAACAGTTCCTGCGGATGCTACGCTCGACATTGTGTCAAAAGCAATCTATCTTGAAGAAGGCGACAAGATTACCGCACTGGCTTCGGCTTCGGGCGACCTTGAAATTGTCGTGTCTTTTGAGGAGATTTCGTAATGAGTCGCAGGCATAACGGTGGTATTTTCGGTGTACGAAATACTACTACTACTTCATCGGCTAGAGGGCGGTTTTCTTTGAATGAAGTGCTTGAGGCTATTAAAGGTTCAATATGGCCTTTACAGACAGTAAATATTGAGTATCTTGTAGCCGCAGGCGGTGGCGGTGGCGGCGCAGGTGCTTCCGGCTCTCATTACGGCGGCGGTGGCGGTGCAGGTGGTTATTTAGCCGGAACAGTTACAGGTATATCACTTGGCACTGTTTACACTATTACAGTTGGCGGTGGCGGCGCATACACAAACAGCACAAATGCAAATGGTGCAAATGGTTCAAACTCAGTATTTTCATCTTTTACCGCTAGTGGCGGCGGCGGTGGTGCTGGTGGTTCGGCGGCGTCTAGCGGTGGCTCTGGTGGCGGCGGCTCATTTATAGTAAATGCTGGTGCTGCGGGTACTGGTGGGCAAGGTAACCGAGGCGGAAATTATTTTACTGGTGGGCAGGGTGCTCCCGGCGGCGGCTCAGCAGCAGCAGGTTCTGATAGTTCTCCAACAGGTGGTGGTGCGGGAACAAGCAACTCCATCACTGGTTCAGCAGTAACCTACTCTCGTGGCGGAGATGGACAACCTAGTGGTACAGGCGGCGGAACTAATAACGGTTTTGGTGGTAGAGGTGGTCGTCCAGTTGGAGGGGAAAACGGAACTAATGGCGGTTCAGGCGTTGTTATTCTAAAAGTTCCTACTTCACGCTATTCTGGAATAACTACAGGTTCACCAAGTATTACTACCGTCGGTAGCCACACAGTTCTTTCCTTTAATTCCTCAGGTTCTTATACAACATGATAGACGGACGCAGACTTCCTCTTGTTATGTTTTCGAACGGCGCATTGATGCGTTGCGAAACTGTGCCTGAGGGTTGCGTTCTTGTAATTGAACCTGAGGAGCCGCAAGAAACTGATTTTCCTGCGGTAATCGACCAAACTCAAGCCGTTAAGGAGGCTGACCGTGGCAGCAACAACTCATGAACTAGAAGTACAACTCACCTCTCATGAGGCTGTCTGTGCCGAACGTTATCAAACTTTTATCCAACGGGTAGACCGCTTGGAGTCTTTAATCATTAAAACCGCCGGTGCTCTGATAGTCAGTATGGCGGGTCTCCTCGTGGCTATCATCTTTAAAGGACTTTAATCATGATGAACAAAAAACCTACTGCAAAAAAAGCCGCTGGTAAGCCTATGGGCTACGCTAAAGGTGGTATGACTTTCAAACCATGTGCTGGTTGTCCTAATGCTGCAAAGTGTAAGGCAATGGGCAAGTGCATGAAAAAAGCAAAATAACCATTGCGGGGTTTTAAATTGAGCTATGTCAGACGAACTGGGGTTGTCGATTGGTGCCAAGGGTATCAGCGAAGGATTAAAGACTGGTAGAGAAGCTGGTCGAGAAATTGGCAAGAACATCGAGGATGTTCAAAAAGAAGCAGTTGACGTAGCAAGGCAACAAGCGAACGCTAAGATTCGCGAGCGCAAAGAAGCAGAGTTTAGAAAAGAACGAGCAATATTTAAAGCTCTTGATGAGTACCGACACCGAAAGAAAATTTCGGATGAGGAGTACAAATTGAGGGTTGATTTTATAAAGAAGTACGGCACTAAAGAGTGGCAAAAGGTTTTGGATATAAAAACCGAGATTGAACGGTTGGAGAAAGAAGACAAGAAGTACTTTGATGCAGAGTTGTCAAAGGTTAAGTGGGTGCAGTTTTGGTGTTTTTTGGCAGCAGCTTGGATTGCTTACTTCATAGTATGGGGGGATAAAAGATGAGTGAGAAAGAAACATATATCGAAACCGCCAAGGAAGTAGCTGGTAAAGCTATTGGCAAACACGGTCTGGTGTATATCACCATCATCGTGGCTATGGGCGTAGGTGCTTCAATCGTGTTAGAAGAAGGCAAAATGGCTGCTGTAATGGGCTTGCTTGGCGCTTCTTTGACTGCACTTATATCCATGCTTAACGGTGTAGCAGGTGCTAATCCCAAGCAAGAAAAGCCTGAGTTCGAGATTATGAAGCAGCTTATTGACAAAGTAGAAACAATGGCTGACCGTGACCCAATGAGCGTACAGGTTGAAGGTGACAAAGTTACCGTTCGCAAGGGCGATAACCAAACTTCGGTAGGGAGGTAACATGTTTCCACTAACCGCATTAGTAGATGTCGGCATGAAGGTGCTGGATAAATTTATTCCAGACCCTGAAGCTAAAGCAAAAGCCCAGCAAGAACTTCTTAAGATGCAACAAGAAGGCAGACTGGCTGAGCTTAACGCCGATAACATTGAAGCTCAAGAACTAACTAAACGGCATGAAGCCGACATGGCTAGTGATAGCTGGCTGTCTAAAAACATTAGACCTATGACTCTTGTGTTTATTCTAATTGTTTACTCTACCTTTGCCATGATGTCTGCTTGGGATATTGAGGTAAACAATAATTATGTCGAGTTGCTTGGGCAGTGGGGTATGCTAATTATGTCGTTTTATTTTGGCGGTCGCACGCTGGAGAAGATTATCGACATGAAGGGAAAGAAAAATGCAACTGACAAATAATTTCTCTTTAGTCGAGATGGTTAAATCTGAGACAGCGTTGCGTCACAACATGGACAATACGCCGGGGGAGAGTGAGATTGAAAACCTTAAAAGACTATGTGAGCAGATTCTTCAGCCTGTTCGGGAGCACTACGGTAAAGGAGTTAAAGTCAACTCCGGTTTCCGACACCCCGAAGTTAACGCCAAAGTCGGAGGTTCCAAAACCAGCGACCACTGCAAAGGTCAAGCGGCAGACATCGAAATCCCCGGTGTCGCAAACGCGGAACTCGCGCAGTACATCGCAGAAAACTTCTCGTTCACGCAAGTCATCCTAGAGTTTTACACTCAGGGTATTCCTGATTCTGGTTGGGTACATGTGTCTTATGACCCAGCTAATTTAAAAAAGCAAACACTGACTGCTGTTAAGCAAGACGGCAAGACTGTGTACTTACCCGGATTGGTTGCCTAATATGGCCGCAGTAAAAATTGTTAAATTTCTTGGAGAAGCCCCGAAGATTGCTTCGGAGTTGCTGCCTGACGCTGCGGCGCAGATTGCGTTTAATGTCAAGTTGTATTCAGGAGATTTAATTCCTTACCGTCTACCTTATCTTTCTGGGCATGTAGACCGTGTGGGCACAATTAAAACGCTTTATGCTTTACGTGACCCTAGTACTGGTGACTTGAAGTGGTTGACTTGGGCAACTGACGTTGACATCATTACAGCCTCTGCTTCGGAAGACGGTGAGCAGCGTTTCTATTACACAGGTGATGGCGTACCTAAAGTTAGCAACTATGAGTTGGCTACTGCTACGGGTGTACCCTACCCTAATAATTCTTATAACTTGGGCTTACCCTTACCTGAGACAGTACTAACCACGTCGTCTACATCGTTTTCACAAAAGTCTTCTACTAGCCGTGCCCGTGATGCTGGTAATTATGCAACGGTTGTAACCTCTGCAAACCATGAGTTGCGCACAGGCATGATTATTACCATTAGTGGTTTTCCTGCGGCAACTACTTCAATAGCTACATTTAATGCGACTAACGCTGAAGTGACTGTGGTAAACGACACTACGTTTACATACTTTAGTCCCGGCGAACAAGTTAGCACTACATCTGATACAAACGGTAGAGTATCCCTTGCGGGTAATACAATTCCTCGAAACTACGTATACACATGGTATACACCGTGGGAAGAAGAATCTATTGCGTCTGAGCCATCTGATAACTTGTATATTAAAGAAGGTCAGTTAGTTACAGTCAGTAATCTACCTACAGCAAAACCTACCGGCAGTAACTTTGTACGTGGGGTGCGGCTGTATCGTACGCTTGCGTCGTCTGGCGGTACAGAATATTTTCGGTTAGCCACTTTGTGGTTCCCCACTGGTACGGCTCGTGTAAGTCGTGCTGATAACGTGTCTCGTGTGACACTTAACAACCATCACAATCTTGCATTAGACGACCGCTTTAAACTAAGTGGTTGTACTGATACGTCGTTTAATATTACAGGCGGTGTTGTCCTTGACATCATTGATGACTATACGTTTGAGTATGCACAAACCGCAAGTGCTGTAGCTGACAAAGCTGAAACTGCTGGCACGGTGTACCACGACGTTGCGGAAACTTTAGATAAACCTGCTCGATATTGGGGTGATGGTAGTTATACATTTACCGATGACTTTGATTCACGGAATCTGTTTGACATACTGGAGACCAATGAATATGACCCACCTCCTGAAAATCTTAAAGGTCTTATCGCAGCACAAAATAACATTCTGGTTGGTTTTGATGGCAATCAGTTATTCTTTTCCGAACCAAATGTTCCACATGCTTGGCCTGCCAAATATGCGCTAACTTTTGAGTACGACATTGTAGGTGTTGCTTCTGTCGGTGGTTACATCCTTGTACTGACTGAAGAATACCCATACCAAGTTTCAGGCAACAACCCTGCGACGATGGCGTATGCCCGTATTGATACCCTTTACCCCTGCTTATCCAAGCGTTCTATTGTGAATATGGGCTACGGCGTAGCATATGTAACGTATGGTGGTTTGGCTGTGTACAACCCGTCGGGCGGTATGGACTTGATTACAAAGTTTGTGCACGACTGGGATACATGGCCTGAAGCAGTTGATTTGACTAACGTAACTGGTCGTTTTTACAACGGCAAATACTTTGGCTCTGACGGTACAGCTTCGTTTATCTTTGAACGTGACGACCGCATTGGTGGTTACTTTGTTCAAATCAACTACAAATTTACTGCTGCGTGGTACGACCCACAGTCTAATGACTTTTACTATATTTCCGATAACCTTGGTAATCTATACGAGTGGGATAAAACTACACAACCTTTATCTTCTGCTGAGTGGAAGTCTAAAACTATTGTAACTAAAGACTTTCTAAATCTTGGTGCGGCTCGTATTATTGCTGATTATGCAACGCCTGATGCTGAGACAGAAGCGATTGCGGCTTACAACGCTGGCGTGCCTGCGTACAACCTTGGCGTATGGAATGAGTATAACGATACATCTGTTTCAGTTTCATACGCCCGTACTTCTAGTGTGGCAACAATCGTAACGGCTACTGCACACCAGTTAATAACAGGGTCTCGTGTTACTGTAACCGGGTTTACCTCCCCAGTTGGAGCAACTTTTAATACAACTAATGCAGTTGTTACTGTAGTTAATGCCACAACATTTACCTACGCTAATGCGGGTGGTGATGTGTCTGTTGTATCTGACGGGTCTGCGACAATCGCTCACTTAAAAGGGTTAGGGGATATGAATGGCCCTTATGACCGCATCGACGCACAGGGTAACCGAATTGTAAACTTTGGCACTTTAAATTCTGTAGTGGTCAACGGAGATAACTTGACACGCTCTCTAAGGACTATTGAGTCTATATTGCCAATTACCTTCCGCTTATGGGTAGACAAACAACTTGCCTTCCAAGCTACTGTGTCTACGGATGAGGTGTTCCGCCTTCCTACAGGCTATCGCTCCGATACATTTGAGGTGGGGGTGTCAGGTTCTGCACGGGTTAGAGCCATCCACTTTGGCGAAACTCCCTTTGGATTAAGGACAGCATAATGGCTCGCTTTACTGCAATACCTTCTGTCCCCACTGGTAACGTTACCGAGTGGCAAGGACAAATTTTCCGAGCTTTAAAAGAAGATGTTGAGCTTCTTGCGGGTATTCGAGGCGAGGCAGACTTAGCCAGTAAAGCAGTGACTCGAGGACAGCTTCGGGTTAACCAGACGGCACAACCTACATTTTCTCGTGTATCTGCGACCGGTAAAGGGTATACTATTAGCGGGCAGAATGTAGCAGATTTGGACGACTTTGGAAAGTTAATTAACGATGTTCAACTTCTTGCAAATGATGTGGCGACTTTACGGAATATTGTCAATACGCTTATTGCCCAATTGAAAGGATAAATCATGGCTGCACCGAACCCAGTACTGTCTATTTTAAACATGCAACAAAAGGCTCCGGCTTCGATGCCGCAGGCAGCACAACCTAATCCACAAGGGCCAGCGGCGGTAAACTTGACAGGCACTCCTGCTCCTGTTATGACCCCTGCGCCTGTAATGTCTGCTGACCTTCCAGCGCCTACAACGTCCCTTGATTTACCTGCTTCGCTGCAAGGTTTGCTTGGGTCTAGTAGCCCACAAGTTGCTATAGATGAACCTGCATTGGCACAGCAAAGTCAGCAGTTTATACAAACTGGCACAATTGCTTCTAACCCTAACGCTCCTGCGTTAGATTTTCGTTTACAACCTACATATGCGGAGGGCGGTATGGTCGGTCAAAATGGTATGCCTATGCGTCCTGCGGGTATGCAGAGTGGGCAGCAACAAGCAATGTCCCCACAAATGATGGAAATGCAGCTTCAAGAATTTATGCGTAAGAACCCACAACAGGTTCAGCAAATTGCGCAAGCCATCATGGCAGGGTTCCAGTCTGGTGAAATTACTCCTGAAGAATTAAACATGGCAGGGCAATTAGCTATGACTGCTCTCCAAAACCCTGAGATGTATCAGTATGTACGGCAGTTTGCTATACAACAAGGTATAGCTACTGAGCAAGATTTGTCCCCTGAATATGACCAAGGTCTTGTATTTGTTCTACTTTTAGCCGTTCGTTCTGCACAGCAACAAACTGGCAATATGGGTGGTATGGGTACGCAAACTGGTATGGCAGAGCAACCAATGATGAGTATGGCTAATGGTGGTTATATATCAATGGGTGACAATGCACGTAATGGCGGCAAAGTTGTTGGCCCCGGTACTGGTACTAGCGATAGTATTCCAATCCGTGTGTCAGCAGGTGAGTATGTAATTCCAGCTAAGATTGTCCAAGCTAAAGGTAAAGACTTCTTCGACTCCCTTCTTAAGAAATATCAAGACGCATGAGCACATTACCAGCAGGGTACGACCCAATACCATTAGATGACTTTGAGCCTTTGCTCTTAGCCACTAAGGAGCATTTTGATGCGTATTGGCCTTCGACTAAACCTTTGTTGGAGCGTTGTATAAAACGTGCTATGCATGGAGAGATGAGTGTAGACGACATTTATAACGCAGCACTTGCTGGCAAGATGTATATATTTGTTGTGAAATGTGATAAAACGATTACTAAGAGTGTGAAGCTGGCACTCGCAATTGAAATTATTCCTTACCCAAAGTTGGCTGCGATGAATATTGTTGCGCTGGGTGGGAATGACTTGGACGCCTTACATGATAAGTATTGGAAGATGCTTTGTGGTTGGGCGTATATGAACAGTGTCCGTGCTATTGAGGGATGGGTTTCCCCAGCAATGGAGCGGGTGATTTCTCGATATGGTTTTAAACCTGTGTATACACACATGCGACTCGAATTGACGGAGGCTATGAAATGAACACAACTAAATTTGTCCGTATGCCCACCAGCAAACAAATGCTGATGATGGGTATTCCTGAACTGCCTGAAGCAGCATTTGGTGGCGACTTGCCTCCGATGCAACGCACGGCTCTTGTCCGAGCAATGGGCATTAGACCTCAAGGCGGCGGCGGCGGTGGCGGTATTGCGGCGGTAATTGGTGTTGTTGCTGCTGTTGCTATTCCGTTTGCTGCGCCTGCGATTGTTGGTGCGATGGCTTCTAGTACAGCGATTGCTGCGTCTATGCCGTTTGTAACTGCTGCGTTGAGTACCACGGCTGGTGCTGTGATTGGTTCTGCAATTGTTGGTGCTGGTCTAGGTGCGGTAACTGCGGCGGCAACTGGCGGTAACGTTGGTCGAAGCGCATTGTTCGGTGCAATCGGCGGCGGTATCGGCGGCTACTCACAGGCGGGCAACATTACTGCTCAAGGTGCTAACGTCGGTACTGGCTCTACTTCCCTCGCCAATGCAGGTACTCCTGCTCTAGCAACAACTCCAACGGCAAACGCTGTGGTTACCAACGTGGGTTCTGGTACTGGTTACTGGTCTCCTGAACTTGGTGCGTTCGTTGACCCTATGAGCGGTTCTACGATTGCCGCACAGAACATTGCTTACGGTGGTCAAATCAATAGCTCTTTGGCAAACCAGTTAAGTTCTGGCGCAGCTTCTGCGCAAGATGTGGCAAACGCTATTACTGGCGGTGCAGGCGCTGTTAGCCCGGGTGTTAGTTCATTAGCGGTTAACACCCCCGGTGCGGTTGGCGGTAGTGCTGGTGCGTTTGGTGCTGGTGGTGGTATGTACTACGACCCAACAACTGCGGTTGCTGGTAGTGCCCCAAGCTACGCACAAGCTGGTCTACAAGTTACTCCTGCGATGGAACAAGCTGCGGCTAATCAAGCTGTACAGTCTGGGCAATTAACGAACGTAGTTAGTAAAACTGGTGGGGCAACACAAACTGTTCCGTCCGCTGCTGCTACTACCACTGGAGGGGCTGCTGCTCAAGCTGCTCCAACGACATTTAGCGAAGCTCTTAAACAGAAATTTACTGACCCGCGTAATCAAGCTGATTTGTTCTTGCGTGCTGCTGGTCAGATTGCTGGCTCTCAGATTGCTGGTGATGGTTTGTCAGATGAAGAAAGAGCATTGCTTAACCAACAAACTGCTGAACTTCGTCAGTTGCGTGAAACTAACCAAGAGTTGTTTAACCAACGTCTGCAAGAAGCACAAGGAATTATTGGGGAATCCAAGTACTTTGACCCAGCTTACTTCGGTATGCAAAGTGAACGTGCCGTTAGAACTGCTGGTGCTCGTGCAAAACGCGAAGCACTTGGTAAATTTGGCCCACAACGCGCTGGCTTACGTGCTTCTGAGGAACGTCGTTTTGACCTAGGTATTTCTACTGGTGGTCAGACTGCATATCTCCAAGGTGCTGATGCTGCACAACAAAATAAAATTCGTACACAAACTGCGGGTCTTAACTTAATGCCAACAGGTGGCCCGGCTAGTTCGTTGCAGTACGGTTCATATGTTGGTAGTTTGTATGATGCAGCAGACCGCCGCCGCCGTCTAAACGCTGGTGATGTTGGCGAGTTGTTTGGCTCATTCACTGGTAGACAACAGGCAAACAGCACAGGACTGCCTATTAATATTAATGTTGGTCGCGGGTAAAGGAGAGCATCATGGCTCTTAACTTTGGGCAATTAATCGGTGGTGCTGGTATTGTTGCGGGTCGTCAGCGACAAGCTGAAAACGCAGAGATTGAGCAACGTGGCAACTTGATGCGAATCCAAGAGGCTAATCGCCTTATGGAGATTCGTGCCCGTATGGGCGAAGGTACAAATGAAATAGCTAACGCTCCACTGCCACAGTTTGTGCAGACTCCGGGTACAGTTATTGGTAACCCCAATGCACCTACTGCACCTGCTCCTGCACCTGTTCCTGCACCTGCTCCGGCTGCTGCACCTGCGTCTGCTACGTCTACGCCTGTTGCACCTCCTGCAAATGTACCTACAACTGCACTTCCGGCTGCACCTGCTGCGGGGTTGCGTACTCCTGCACAACTGGCTTCTATACCAACTGACCAGTTGACTGCTGCTGAGTTTCAAGCTCTGTCTCCACAAGCAAGACGGCAACGCTTACAGGATTTAAACGCTGCTCGTACCGTTGGTGGTGTAGCCAAAGCTCCTGTATTTGCCGCTGGGTATCTTGCCAGTGGAGCGTACGACATTGCGGCTGGCCCTTACAACCTTGCTGCTCGTGGTGTAAACTGGCTTGGAGAACAAGCAAACGTCACTGGTATTGGACGCAGCCTTGGTCTTATTGACCAAAATGTAACTAGGCAAGATTTACTTCCTCTTGTTGGGGATGGTAGCTTTACACCTATGGCGAACCAAGCATTGCGCGGTATGTCTAGTAGTACCCAACAAGTTACTCAACCAGTTACTGAAGCACAATTACTCGAGCGTTTAAAAGCAGGCGAAGCTACTAAAGCAAAAGCAGTAGAAACTGAGCGTGTTAAAAATGCAGAGGTCGCCCAGAAGCAAGGTTTGGAAGACTGGCAACTGGATGCTAAGGGTAAACCCGTACGTGGTCTAGTAAATAACAACCCCGGCAATATCCGTCCTAGCACTCAGTACACATGGCAAGGTCAGGTTGGGATTGATAAAGGTGCGAAAGAAGCCGCAGGCTTTGTGCAATTTGCTTCACCTGAAGCAGGTATCCGTGCCATGACGTTAAACCTGTTGTCTTATGACCAGCAGGGTATTAACACAGTACAAGGAATTATTAATCGCTGGGCACCTCCGTCTGAAAATAAGACAGGTGCATATATAAATCAAGTCGCAAAAGAATTAGGTGTTAAACCCACTGACACAATAAATCTCAAAGATGCAGCAGTTATGCGTCAGTTGGTTACTTCTATCATTCAATTTGAAAACGGAAAGAACCCATATAATGCTCAAATCATTGACACAGGCATTGCGCTCGGCTTTAACAAAGAGTCGCCAATTGTTACAGCAAGTACTGGAAAAGCTCCGCCAGTACCTACTCAAGCTCAAACAGTTACTCAAGCGGTAAACACAGGTACACCTAAAGATGTGGCAACTGCTGCGTCTACTGCTGTACCAGTACAACCTGCTAAAGATGGTGTGATGTATGGCCCTGCTCAGATTGACGCAAGTGCCCGCAATCCGCAAATCCAACAGTTATTAACTACTCGTGCTATGTTGCAAAAGCAAGTAGCTCTTTACAATCAGTATGGTATGGGTGACAAAGCCATAGAAGCTGCGGCTAAGATTCAAGCTATTGACCTTGGTATGTACAAGAACCAAGCAGACATCGGGCTTTATGAGGGCGCAACGACTGGTAACTTTAGCCGTGCTATGTCTGTATTGTCTACCTTTACTGGTGCACCGCATCAAGTTCTTAGCCGTAACGATGGCAAGTTTGATTTGTATATTAACGGCAAGGTTGCTAAGTCTGGTCTTGAAGGGCCACAGGTCGAGCAACTTGTTCGTACGCAAGTGGATACAGATTACCGCCAACAACTTGCTAAACTACAAATTGAGCGTAGCGCAAAACGCTTTGATACTGATGAAGAAATTCGTAAGAAAGCTAGTGAAGAAACTTTACGTTCTGCTCGTGAGATTCAGCTTGAAATCCTCAAAGGTAATACCAAACTGGCTGAGGAAAAAATTAAATTGGCTGGCTTTAAACTTATTGGCTCTGGTGCTGGCGATGGTAAAGCCTATTACTCCAACGGTTTAGGCGATGTGTTTGTGATTGATGGACAAAATAAAACAGCCACTATCAATGGTGCTAAAGTTGACCTTGGAGTAGTTGCACAACAAGTTTCCGGAGTAGATAGGAGTATTTGGAGTACCGTGAATCCTCCCCAACAAGTAGTCAGGTAAGGTGAATTATGGCGACTAAAGCCACACAGTCATTTGAAAATCCACTGTACACTAGCTCTGGCGGGTCGCTTGCCAGTGACATGAGTGGCTATACGTTCTTAAATCCTGCGGCTAGTACAGGGTCAGATGCCCTTCAAAAAGGACTGACTGATATTGCCACGATGGGTGCTGCTGCGCAGAGGCTGACGCAGTTTGAACTGCCGCAGATTAAACGCCCACCTGCTATTCAGTACAGTCCATCACAGAAAAAACTTGCTGTACAGGGCGTTACCTTTGACGAAGATGACTCCGAGATGACCCTGCGTGCGGAGGCTTTGCTAGACCAGCCCCCCGTTGGAACACTAAAAGGTGGCGACTGGGTAACACTTACACCGCAAGCATACGGGCAAATTACCAGTGGTATCCGTAACCCTAGTCTTGGTCGTCTTATGTCCAAGAACTTTGGCATTGGTGTTGACCAGTTGCAATTACTTGCAGGTCGTGGGCTTCAGCTTGCTGGTGCTGAAGAAACAGGTCAAGGCATTGTCGATACGCAGATGGAAGACTTGCGTAAGAACCTCCCATTCCGTCGTGAGTTTACAGAGATTGACTCAACTAAAGGTGCTATCGACTGGTTAGCTGCAACTGTTGCGCAGCAAGGCCCAAACATTCTTGAGTCTATCGGTGTCGCAGCCGCAGGCTTCTTTGCTGGTACTGCCGCAGGTGGCCCTTTGGCTGGTGCAGGTGGTGCACTGGCTGGCTTGGCAGGTAAGACTGCCTTTAAACAATCTGTTATTTCGGCTTTAAAGAAACGTGCCGCAGGTGAAGCACTAGACGCAACTGAAACCAAACTGCTAAAAGAAGCGGCTGGTATTGCAGGTGCAACAATTCTAAGCGTAGGTCAGAACTATGCCACTGGTGCTGCTGACATCTATGGTGAGTTCCGTGAGCAAGGGTCTGGTGCTGATGATACCAACGCTCGTCTTGCCGCTCTGTCTGGCGCAGTTCCCTATGCCCTTCTCGAATCTCTACCTGAGTTCTTCCTTGCTTCCCGCTTGTTTGGTACTGGCGGTTTGTCCGCACGAGGTGGGGCTACCAACCTACAAGATATTCAGGGTAAAACATTCTTAGGTACTCAAGCTCTCCGTGGTGGTGAACTACTCAAGCGAGGAGCAAAAGGCGCAATCGTTGGTGGTACAGCCGAAGGCGCAACTGAACTAGGACAAGAAAGTTTGCTCATTGGTATGACGGGTCAAGACTTTACTGATTCCGATGTACAAAAACGTTTACTTGAATCCTTTGCTGCTGGCTTTGGCGTTGGTGGAACGATTGGTGCTGGTGCGAACCTACGACGCGGCCCTATCAACAAACAACCTACAAACTTGTTGAACCCAAGTCAGACTACTGAGCCACCCCTCAGTGACTCTCGTGAAGTAACTCCCGTAGGCGAGCCAACCCCCTCAGGTGGTATGGGCGCACGCCCTGACTTTGTGGCTGGTGCTGCTGGCGTTCGTGCTTCTACGCCGGGCGACCGCATCTATACAGGTGAAGTTCAACCTAATCAGTTTGGTGGTGCACAAGGCGTGCTCGACCTCGGTGGTATCCCTGTTGCTGAAGCCAAGGCTCGCAGTATGCAGGGCAATGTGCAACCACAACGAGTATGGGATGTAACTACCCAGTCGTGGCGTGAAGTTAGCCCGCAAGAGCAAGCGGCTCAGATTGGCCCACAACAACAGATTACTGACCCCAACCAGTTGGCATTGCAGTTTGCGCCTCCTGCTCCTAGTGGCGTAGGCTTTACTGACCAAGCTGCACCTATCGTAAACCCTGCTATGCAGCAGGCAATGAACTTGGCACAAAGCCGTGACGCTCAGGTACAAGCACAAGCCGCAGCCGCCGCACAGCGTGAAGCTGACCTTAATAAATTGCAAGCACGGGGGCAAGCCCAACGACAACTGGATATTGCTCAGCAAGCTATGGACGCTGCCCGGGCACAACAGCAACAGACACAGCAACAACTTCCTACAAAACCGTTGCCTGTGCGTGCACCCCAGCAATTGGAATTGTTTAGCCGTAGAGAAGCCCCACGCCCATCCCGTGCTGAAGGTCTACGCCGTGGTGTAGGTACGCAACTTCCTGAGCCAACCACTTCCGTGTCGCCTATTCAAGACTTGCGCCGTAGTGCTCAAGTGCCTTTGTTTACACAACAAGGCGCTCCATCTATGGCCGCTCTTAGAAGCGCAGGGACACAGCAACAAGTTGTACCAACAGTGCAGCAAGGCGCTACCCAGATTGCTCCGACAGGCGCACCTGTTACTGCGGTTACTTCTGAAGCAGCTAAGGGTGCGGCACTTAAGAAAGAAAAGACAGGCACTATTACTTTTGAAGATGGCTCTATATATACAGGGCAATTGAAAAAAGGTGAGCCTAATGGTCAAGGCACTCTGATTTACTCTGATACATCCACATACACGGGGCAGTTTAAGAACGGCAAGCCACAAGGTACAGGTCGTTTTGAAGACGCAGATGGTACTGTATTTGATGGTCAGTTTGAAGATGGGGATTTTATACAACCGGAGGTAACAGAAGATGCCGTTCAAGAGCCAAGCCCAGCGCAAGTACCTGTACGCCAACGAACCAAAGGTGGCAGCGAAGTTCGCAAAGGAGACACCAAAGGGGGCAAAGCTCCCACAAAAGGTCAAGCCCTCAAAGCCAAAGAAAAAGTAACCCCTGAGGAAACACCTCCACCCCCACCTCCTAAAGGGGGTAAAGCATTAAAGAAAGCCCCAGCAAAAAAGACTGAGGCTAAGGCTGAAGCCGCACCCAAAGCAGCCAAGTTGCAGAAAGGCCCGAGTGGTTTGGCTGCAATGGTTGGGCAACTTATGGGTACAACGGCTCAGCCTACTGTGGTTGAAAGCCAACCTAAACGTGGGCCGAATGAAGCTAGTGCTGAGACAGTTGCAGCCAACGAAGAACTCGATATGGCTATCGAGACTGCCGAAACAACTAAGAACGCAGCGGCATATGCCGAGGCGTTGTACGACATTGTGTCTGCTTATGTAACCTCAGCAGACCGTACGTATTTACGTAAGACATCTACAAAGTTCTTGACAGATGAAGGCGGTGTACCGAAGGGCGACTATGTAGCTGCTCTGCGTGAGATTGCATTGGATGAAGAATCCATCTCTCCGAAGTCACGCCTGTATGGTCTGTTGGCTGATGCTGGTTTGCTAAACGATGTGAACGTACTGAAGAACGTACGTGTCCCCGGCGCAAAAACTACACAAGAAGCAGTGGTAGGAGAAACCATTGGGGCTAACTCTGAGATTTCTGACGAAGAACGCCTTGCTAACTTCATTGACTCCAATCCACAGTACTACGACAAGCAGCAACTTATCAATGAGTTGAAGAAGCGATACGCTAAGATTGACGATGACAATTTCCTTGTTGGTAAGCGTGGTCGCATCAAAGACTTCTTTGACACCAATGGCAACCCACTGGTAACTCAACCTGCTGGTACGTCTTACTTTATTCCTAATACTGTGGCTGAGGAAAAGACTACCAAGTCTGACTTCGTGGCTAAGCACGAAACTGCCCGTAAAGATATGCGGGACTTGGAAGATACGGAAGACCAACTCACACTGGATGACCTCCAGTTTGACCCATTCTATGACCGCAAGCCAAACAGTGATGATGACTGGCGTGCTTTCCGTTCTAATGGTAAACCCTTAACGCCAATGAAAGTTGGCCCATTGCGCTTGTTTGCGGCTCGAGTTATTTCTAAGTACGCTCGTAAGCCACGGGTATCTGTGTTTGCCAATATCCAAGACATGAAGCGTAGCAACCCTGCTCTGTTTGAAGCGGCAGCAAAAGCCCGTAGAGATGGTGACATTGAAGCGGTCAATGCCGCAGGTATGGCTTGGGGTGACAACGTGGTTCTGTTTGCAGACCTCATCCACTCTGAAGAACACGCTCGCTTTATCATTGCTCATGAAACCCTTGGGCACGTAGGTTTCCGTGGATTGTTTAGCAATCAAGCACTTAATAAGATTCTCCAGTTCGTTGCCGATGCTGACCCTCATCTCACAAATGAGGCAATCGTATATGCGAACGGCAAAGGAATCCCATTCCTCGAAGCAGTCGAGGAGGTGTTGGCAGACCGTGCTGCTGCCATTGACAATAACACAATCCTTAGATTTTGGAACTGGTTAAAAGACCAGTTGAATAAACTCGGCTTGTCGTTCAACGACGACGCAGCCCGCTACCTTATTAGCCTATCACGCAAGTACGTGCGTCAAGGCGTTGGGCGTAGTGAAGTCAACACCTCTGGTTTGTTTAAAGAAATCAGCGAAGCACTGGCTACTGAACAGTCTGATATTGAAGTATTACGCTTTGCCCAGTCTGCTGCCCAAGGTTCTGCTAACTTTGCACAGAACTTTGTAAACCGCAACTTTGCCATTTACGGTGGTATTTCCCGCTCCATTCAAGATATTGTGGATGCCTCACAAAAATCTGCTGAGATGCGTAAACAAGGTAAGGGTGTCCTTGCCAACGTAAGTAACGTGGTTCAAAAGGTTCTTGATGGTATTCAAACTCAAGACAACATGGCTCGTAAGTCTAAGGGCTACTTCAATATCTTTAGGTTGCTACAAGACCAAGCGGCTCGTCAGACTGAACTTAAGACTCAGTATGCTGAGATGACCAATATTGCCCATGAAGCTAAGTTCCTTGGGTTTGGACAGGGTTTAACGGCTGAGCAAAGTGTCCGTGCCGGTGAGTTGATGGCATACGCTACGCTGTTTAAGATGAACCAAATGTCGGATAACGCCATTGCTAAGATGGACAACATTGTGTTCTATGACCCTAACAATCTTGAACCAATACCTAAGATAAACGTAGACGGATTTAACCAGTTAAAACAGGCTGGTCGTATGACGCCTGAAGAATTCCGTAGTGGCTTTAAAGTCCAACAGGGTACGGAAGAACGCCCAATGACCGAGGAGTACAAAGCGGAACTGGCTGCGCAACGGGACAGAGAGCTTGCCATTATGGAAGCAGGTAAGGACAGAGAACTTGCCCGTCTGCAAAAGAAACTGGCTGCGGCTACTAATGAAGAAGCCAAGCTAGAGTTTGAACTACGCATTAAACGTCTTGAAAATAGATATGCCAGCACTGTGGAAAGTACCAAGCGATACTACACCAAGCAGATGAACGATAAGACCTATGAGGCTCCTCGTTTAACGGATTCGCTTGGCTGGTTTAAAGATGTTGATGGTACTGTAATCGAGAATGACGATGGCACTGTGACTTACACAGGTACAAGTATTGAGTATCAGGTGTACTTGCAGTTCCACGAAGCTATCTCTAAGTCGGCGGCTGACGTATTGATTGGTAAGTATCTTGGTGCTATCCACGAGCAAACCCGTGCCATTACTTCCGGTGTTGGTGCATCGTTTAGCCAGTCGCTAACTGCACAGGAAACTAAGTTCATTGAGGATATAGTTGAGCAGTACGACCGCATGCGCCTAAAAGATTCAGGCTACAAGAACAACCGCTTTGAGATGAGCGAGGCTTCTCAAGAGGATGCCAACGAGTGGCTACGTATGAAGTTTGCCCGTGCGTTCTACACTGACTTTGCACTAACTGACCTGTCCAAAATGGTCGAAGGCTATACCCCCGCAGAGGTTGATACGATTGTGCGTGGTATGCGCAAAAAACTCCGCACCAAGGGAGACCCTGATATAGACGATACTCGGGATAGTTCTATTTGGGCATTGGAGCATCGCATTGAAGAACGTGCAATGTTTGCCGCTTCTATTAATGATGACCAGTTCTACGCCAAACGAACCATTGCTGGTTCGTACGTTCCCCTCATCCGTGAAGGCGATTGGCAAATTCGTATTCAAGCCTATAAGACTGTCAACGGACAAGAAGTTCCTATTAAGTTACGCCAAGGGCAACAAGACTCTTTGTTCTACGGCAAGACCGCTAACCAAAAAGATGCCCAAGAAGTTCAAGACGAACTGGACAACTTGTTTGCAGGTGAGCACGATATGCGTGACGCCGATGGCAATATGCAGACAGTTAAGTTGCGAGCCATTGCATCGGTTGCAGAGCAGACCCCTGCCCTTGTGGACATCCTTCACTATGACGAGGTAATGTATTCGCTAAGCCGTTTGGGTATTAACATTACTCCCGAGCAACGGACAACCTTGGTTCAGAAACTTACGGCACAGAACACTCGTGCCCGTGCAAACTTAAAGCGTTCGGGTGTACCGGGCTGGGACAAAGATGTTGTCAAGAGTGCGTCAGCCTACCTAGAACAGCAGGCATATACCGCAGCCAACAAAGAGTTCCGCCATCAGTACGACGAAGTACTAGACAACCCATACAACTGGCAGGGCGACCCAACTCGCTTGGAAGAACTCCGTGTTAAATGGGAAAGCAGCACTGGTGAAGCCAAAGAAATTGCCGCTCGTGACTACTTCCAAGAGAAGTTCTATTACGACAATGCCGTTGAAGTTATTGATGGTAAGCGTGTAGAGCGTGGCAACTGGTACAAAGAACGTGCTAAGTCTTTGCTCGACTGGAAAGAATCCACGGGTGACATTGTTCATGCTGACGACATTTGGACAAACAACGAATGGTCTGTTGCGGCTCGTACTTGGGCGGCTATTGCTCAACTTGGTGGTTCTATTGCTACTGGTGTCACACAGATGCTTTCGTTGCCAACCAACTCATGGGCGTATCTCTCAGCTTTCAATCCTAAGAATGGCTTTGGTTTGGGACTAGGTGCAGGTCGTGCCGCTACGCTTTTGTTTGAGTATGGTCGCAAAGCAGGTAGCTTCCGCTACTCCAACCTAGACTATATCAAAGGGCAGATTAAAGAACTGCAAGACAGTGGTGAAGATAGGAACAAGGATGGGTTAACGTTTGCCGAACTGAACTTCCTCCAAACCATGACTGAGGAACAACGCCTTGATGCGGCACAGTTTAATGCTCTGACTGGTACTAGCCGTGGTCGTAAGATTACTGGCAATCCAACCGCACAAAAAGTTATTCAGGTATGGATGCTTCCATTCAGTTACTCCGAACAATTTAACCGCCGCACCACACTCCTAGCAGCATATCGTGGTGAGTATGACCGTCAACGTGCTGCTGGCCTAGCCCACAATGAAGCTGACCTTGCCGCCCGTGCTGCGGCATCTCGTGCCGTTGATGCTACCCAAGGGGATTACGCTCAGTACAACCGCCCTGCTTTCTTCCGTGGTGGACTCCAGTCGTTCATCTACATGTATAAGCAGTACCCAATCCTGATGGTTCAGTTGTTGAAGAACATGAACTATGAAGGTCGTATCATCATGCTCGGGTCGTTGCTCTTGTTATCCGGAGTACGGGGCATACCGGGTTCTGACGACATCTTGGACATTGTTGATGGTATTGCTCAGCGCCTTGGCTTGAAGGTTGGCTCGGTTGAAAAAGAGTTTGCTCGTCTGACCCGTAGCGTATTCGGTGATGAACTAGCGGCAGAGATTAACCCAATCATCATGCGTGGTTTGCTTGACCACTTCACTGGTCTTTCATTCTCGAACCGCTTAGGTCTTGGCGACATAATCCCCGGAACTGGTCTGCTTAAACCATCGGCTACCAAGCAAGAAATTCTGCGTGAGGTGGTAAATATTGCAGGTGCACCAACGTCTTTCTTGGCGGGTGCATTTGAATACACGTTCAACACATTACCTGCCGTAGCCACAGGTCGTAAAGGCATAACTTCTTTAGCGACTGACTCTCCCTTTACGGCTATCAAGAACTTGGGTACTGCGTTTAAGTTCTACGATACTGGTGCGATTGTTGACACCAAGGGATATGTTGTGGCGCAAAACGCTACTGCTTGGGAAATACTTGGTAAGGCTCTTGGTTGGTATCCATCCCGTGCTCAGGCACAGATGGACTGGTTGATGGCTGACTCACAGGAACAAGCATATATGTCTATGATTAAGACTGAAGCTACCCGCCAAGCAGTTGCCGCTCGATTGTCAGGCGATGCTGATGCCGAGAAGGATGTCAAGGAATACATCAAGTCATGGAACGAGAGCACCAAAGGGACACGCCTAGAGATTCGCAACTTTGAGAAAGGCTTGAGTCAAGCCTATCGTGAAGCACAGAAACCACTTGCGTTACGTGCCCTTAAGTCCTCCGCCAAAGGTGGTAGAGCAGAAGCAAAAGAAATGCTCCGCCTCTATGGGGTAGACGAGGAAACCCTTTCGGGCATCCCCGACTAAACGACTTTCAGTTGCCCATGAGTTAGGTCATTTACCGAATGGTCAGCGTCATCCAAGATTCCCAGTAAACGTGGGTGATTGAGGTTGATGCCGACCACATAGCATTGTGGAATCTTAATACCAACATCTTTACCGAAGTACGCTTTCTGTGATTTCGGTGTAGCAATAATCCCTTCTGACTCAAACTCTTGGATAAACGCCTTGTAGTCATAGCCCCGAGTGCTAAGCCATTTCCGTAGCTTGGTTCTTTCGACAAGCACTGTTCCGCTCTCAAACTTACCATCATAGGTTTTACGGAATAAGTCATAGCGCACAAGGATGTCTGCAATATATGGGCGGTTGTTGTCCCGCATTGGCTTCTGTCCGGGGGTGTGCATGACAGTCAAAGTTGCATCCATGTTCTCGTTAATGAACTCGCCCAGTGCATCAAACGCATCCATACGATTGGTTGCCGCAGATACCTTCATGGACTTCAGTTCCCCCAGTGCCCACTCAGTTGCGTCTTGATAGTCATACTGGATAAGCCCATACTCTTTAGCCAACTGGTTGCCTAAGTCTGAAAGCACAACACCGACTTCCCAAAAGCGTTCGTCTCCAGTAAAGCTAATTCCATACTTCTTAGGGAACTCATTGATGGCATGGTCAAGCATTGCCTTTAGTCCATCTATACCCAACGGCATCAAGTGTTTAACAAACTCTTGCCCTACTGTGCCGTAGTTATTCATTAGGAAAGCGTGAATCTGCCGACCCACTTGGCTACCCTTAGTAAACAATGGGTGCGGTGCAACATTAAACTCAAGCAGTCGAGCGAGCTTGGCGTCCGTAGCATGACCACCTGCGTACAACATACTGTGCAGTGATTCGTTAGTCGATACAGTCATAGTGGTCGCCCACTCTTTGGTTGCTCGTTCTTCTGCACTGCGGTTAAGTCGTGCCTTATCCCTACCTTGGGATGTCCAGTAGATAAGGTCGCCTGCTTCTTCACGGTCAAGCATTGTCAGTTCGTCTACTGTCATGGGTAGGTTGCCATGCAATGAAAGGCGTGAGAACAAACTGTTCTGTGTGAACTTCCCACCGAAATGGAGTTGGTCAGGATTGCCCCATATGGATTGCATCATGTACTGACCTAGTGTCTTACCCCCGCCAGTCTTACCATACAGGGAAAGAATCAAACCTTTTAAGCCACTGACCTTGAGCAATGGTGTTGCAAATGAAAAACCAATTAGGAACTTGTGGAGTTTTAAATCAGCAGAGTCAAGGATGCGGGTAAAGTTAACCCACTCTTGCAAGTCGCCTTTCGTGCCGTACATATCCTCAGATATTTTCCCTACCCCTTGGGCTAAGTTGACTTGCTCAGTAGTGACTGTGCCGTTGGAGTCCCGGCGTAGAAGCGAACTACCAATGACAAACTCGTTGTAGTTTGATTTCCAACCCATTGATGAATACAAGTTTGTTAGTCCTCGGCGTTGCTTCAACTCCTCCATGTATGAACGTAAAAGCATTTGGAAGTTTTCCGTTTGTGACTTGTTAAAAAGAAGGATGCCTTGGTCTGCGATTGTGGTAGAGAAGTCACGACTACCCTGCGCCAAGTTAGCCTGACGCATTACCAACTCAGTCCATCCAACGTGTGGACGATTCCACATAAAGCGAACAATCTCGTAGCCAAGTCCTTCATCTTTGCCATACCCCACTGGGTATAAGTCGAACTTGCATACGTCAATATCTGTTTCCTCAATGACCATCTTCATACCATCAGTGGTACGTTTAAATGGCTTGGGTACTGGTACAACTGCGGCAAGAGGGTCAACCATAGCCGCCATTGATTTGACTTCAGCTAGTTGTGTACCTAGTCTTGCGGGGCTACCAATCTTGTCCTTAAACTTACAACCCTTACAACCATCAGGTCGCTCAAGCATAAACTTCTCGCACAGTGTTGGGCCTGTTGCGCCGTTCTTCCAGTTCTCAATCTTGGTGGTTACTTCACCTTCATCAAAGTGTTTGTAGTCTTTACTCCATTTAATTGCAGTAGCTATCGGCTCTTGGCAATAGGCAGCAACACCCATCATCTTCCACCAAAAGGGTTCGAGTACATCGTTCTGATTCTCGACACCCCATTTAACTTGTTGGCATCCCGAAACTACTCGCTCTGCATTAGCAGGCTGATACTCATGCTTGACTGCCATAGCATCCAACAACGTATTGCTACGTGCTGGTTGTGCAGGTAGCTCATAAGATGAGCCATGAGTAAAAGGTTCGAGTACCGCCCACAATTGGTTGTAGGTTACATCAGGTGCATCACGCAACAACACCGCAGTCTTACCGCCTTTAGGATTCACACATCCAATCGGTCTAAGAATACGTGCACTATCCCCTGTCACACCAATATCAGGTGTGAACCCTTTCTCTAAGCAAGCCGCTTTCAATGCGTTAGCCAATGGCTTCCACTGCGCAGGCGCTACCGCCGTATCAAGAATCCAGTAAACATGTAGTCCATTACCTGACGACACAATCATCGGCATGGGTAGCCCAACATCTTTGACGAAAGCAATCAAAGCCTTGGCCCCTTCGCTTGCATCAATGAACGGCTTTGGCTTTCCGTTCTTACCAATACCGCAGTCAACGTCTATTGCAAGTACCTTTGTACGCTCAACGAACTCCTGCTTCCTACGCTTCTCTGTGAATGTAGAGATGGCGTAGTACGTGTTTTGCCCCCTGCTATTTAGGGCGAGTGCAACTTGTGCGAGTTTTTCTACCGAATCAAAGTAACCATGTCTTGGTGCAGGGTTGTCCTGCTCAAAACTAGCTATGCAATACAATCCTTCAGTTGGTAGTACTCGCTGAAAAAAACTCAGCGTGTCCATAATATCCCCGTTAGTGGGGGGTAGTTAGCCCCCCTGTCCCTCAGTTAAAACGCTTCATAAGTTCGTCAAGGCGTTCTTTCCTCTGCTTCTGTTCCATAGCGATGACGGCAGGCGTAGGCCATTTGTCATCCACCATGATAGAAAGCAATTGTTTGAGGACAGTCCTGACAGTACCATCGTTAGCTTTGCGGATAACTTTCCCCCGCACCCAACCATAATACGTCATACGACTGACACCGAATAGGGAAGCCATGTCACTGGTTGTCAGCATCATGTGCTTCCGCAATGCCTCGACCTTTGTAAAGTCAATAGGCATATTAGGCGTCATCTGCGGCTACCTCCCCGACAAGTGCGGCAATCTCATCAGCCAATGATGCGGCAGATGGGGCAGTAGCAACAGGCTGAGCCTTAGCCTGTGGGGTAGCAACTGCCTTTTTAGGAGCACCAAAACCACGCTTCGCAGGAGCAGGTTGTTCTGCCACGGGGATAGGAGCAGGTTCAGGTTGAGCCACTACGGGAGCGGGCTTCGGTGCAACTTGTTGTGGTGCGGCAATCTTTGGTACTGCCGGGGCAGCAGACGTACGCAACTCACCTGTAATCTGACGAACTTCTTCTGTGCCAAACAGTCTATCAACTTCTTGTTGGGTCACTTCATCCAAGAAACCGCCAAAGTCAAACTTCAGTTTAGGGAATGATGCATCGGTATCAAAGGACACACGGGTGCGGACAATCTCAGCAGGGATACCACGGAGCGACAACTCCTTTTGGTATTTGCTTAAGCCTTGCAAAGCGGCAGGAGTAACGGACAACAAGTATACAGGCCCAGTTGGGTCATCAGCCGATACAACTGCCAAACGCTTTTGGTCAGAGCAGGCTTTGATTTGTTTACCTTGTGGAGTTACTTTGCTACCCCATGCGTTTTGTGGGCAAGAAGCACACAGGTCATTCTGTGGTTCAACACTTGATGCATCAGGTGATACACCATCCATAGAGAAGCAGTCAGGAGAAGCAGGCTCGCTTTCAGGTGTCCACGCCTTGGCATACCAAGTCTTAGACAGGCGTGGATTAGCACCGACTACAACAATGTCCAATGACGTAGAGTCAAGCACAGTCTCAGTACCGCCCTCAACAATACGGAAACGGCTACCCTTAATAGAGATACGTGCAGTAGCTTCGCCACTACCAATACCGCCTGCCAATGACTGGGCTAGGATAGAAGGAACACCAACACGTTGAGCGAGGTGGGAAGGAACTTGCACGTTGGCAAGAGTAATTGCATTGCTCATAGATATTCTCCTTTAGTGAGCGGGTTAAATACGATTGGTCGCACGTTTAGCTTTAGCAAAACCACTGGTTAAGCTATTGTTTTGTATTGCCACTGCTCGTGCTTTCTCAGCGGCAAACATCTCTAGTTGGTTCTCGTTACTGATATTCAGCTTGCGCTTTACTTTATCCGCCGTAACATGTTCTGTTATGGCTTGGTGTGCCCCATCGTAAGCGGCTTGCATAATCCATTTACGTATCCATTCCATGTTAGTCCTCCACTCGGTTAGCGGGTTTACGAATGTTCACTTCTAACTTTGTGCCGTAGTTAACTCCGGGGGGTACGGCTTTATTTGCCTCAATATATCCACGTACGGCAATCTTACTAATGCGTTTCTCAAGCATGTCAAACGCTTCTTGTGTGCGGATAAAATCAAGTACTGCATCCCAGTCGCCTACGTTGGCATAGTCTGTGGTGGTTAAGAACGCAGTGCCATGCTTGGTCTTGAACGATGTCACACCTTGTATGTCAGCTTGTTCTTTAATCCATGCCTCTAACTTCTCCATCTTGGCTTTGATGGTAGACACTCTGTCCTTCACCTCAGCCTCCATAGATTCCTTCTGCGACCTCAACTTCATGTAGGTCGCCACTACATCATCTACTTGTACAGTCATAGTTGTCACCTATTAGTCTGTTGTTGAATTAAATCAAGAAGCAGTCCTTGCAATTTCTGTTTGTTCTTCAATCGCTCGTACATCTTGTACTCAAGGTCTGTCGCCTCGATGTGAATGACGTTCGATACATGCTTCTTGCCGATACGCTCAATGCGCCCGTTTGCCTGAACATATTGTTCGTTGCTAGTTATCGGGCCATACCAGACAATGGTGGATGCACTTGTGAGCGTTAAGCCGTGCGCCATTGTTGCGGGGTGAGCAACTAGCACATGTGGATTTTTAGCATGTTGAAAGTCATGGAAAATTTGATTGCGCTTTGATGCAGATACCTCACCATTCACAACCGCTACTGTCCAATGCTTGCTAAGTTCTTTCTCCAACATATGCAAAGTACCCGTCAGTGGTACGAATACAATTACCTTCTCTCCTGCTTCTTCAATTACCTCCTTTACTAAGTTAACACGTGGGGTACAGTCCAACTCAATGTTCTGTCCATCATCACCATAGGCTACACCGCAGGCTATCTGAACTAACTTCTGAATTTTGACTGCTTCATTAACTGCCGTGATAGTTCCATCGGTAGTCATCTCGGTTACGAAATGCCGTAGCATTTGCGAATAATGTTTCTTCTGTTCGGGTGTCAACTCTACCTGTCTTGTCTGTACAACTGTATCAGGCAAGTCAAAGCACTCATCACGGGTATACCTTACCGCAGGTTGTAGGATGTGCTTCACTATATCTACTGACTCAGGGCGAGGTACAAACTTCCATTGCCCAATCTTCATCATGACCTGTTCACGGAAAGCCGTATATGTTTTTGTACAGTATGGACTGTTAACTAATTTAGCCAGTGCCCATGCATCTGTTGGGTCGTTGGGTGTAGGTGTCCCAGTCATCAACCACAAACGTGTTGCTGAATTAGCTTCCAACCATTTACGGAATACCTTAAACCTTTGTGTCGATGGGTTACGTAGCACCGCCGCCTCATCAATGATTACCAAATCAAACATACCTAATGCTTGTTCAGAGATGATGTTAAAGCCATCATGATTAATGATGTAGAAGTCAACCTCTTTCCTAAGAAGTTGTTTGCGTTTGTCTGCCGTACCATGAAGCACAGTAAATTTACGATGAGGAAATCCTGTAAAGATTGCATCGCCCCATACCCGTTCCAATGTGGATAGTGGGGACATGATGAGTACCTTCTTGACCTGCTTAGTCTTAATCAAATAGTCCGCCGCCCATAGTGCAGATTGGGTTTTACCAGTGCCGATTTCATTCAACACTAACCCGCGTTGATTAAGCGTCAAGAACGCAGCAGTATCTTTCTGATGGTTATACGGAGTGTACTGGCCGGGCCAGTTGTAATAATGTAGGATGGGTGAGGGCGCATCAATACCCAAGTTGCGTAGCACACGTACTTCATCAAGGCTATGTGGAGTAAGGACAAGCGGGATACCCCGAACCATCACAGTCTTTGCAGTCGGGATACTATCAAGTACCCGATTGGGATTGTTTAATTTAAGTGCAAGGGTCTTAGCCCTTTCAACTACTAGCATGTTGTCACCTGTCAAGTTTCTCTTGTATAACTACACTCAGTTGGTCAATGGTTTCTTGGTCAAAAACAACCATCCACCAACCACCTGCCTTCTGTATCTTTGCACCGCACTGCATCTGCAAGGCAGTAGGCTTCTTTGTCCTATCTGCTTTCACCTCAATGCCAAGGAACTGCCCCCTGACTATGGCTATGATGTCGGGTATTCCTGCCATCCCAAAGCCGTTGTTTGCAGGGAAGAAATACCAAATACCTTTTGCCTTTAACACCTCTACAACCTTACGTTTTATCTTACCTTCGGGTGTCAATGCACTCATCTTACGCCCCTTTACACACTTGTCAAGTTTTATTTTATTAGGTTAAACCCTAGCACTGTCACAGTCATGACGAGCAGGACAAAACCTGCACAATCCTGATGGTCTAGCAGGCCAGTTGTCGTGCTCTAAACTTGTATGAATACGTTGTATACGCTTCATAATGTCTGCCCATAGCGTGTTGGTTTCCCCTCTGTGGTAGGTCTCTGTGTCCATCTCCATTGTCTTGAGCCATACCAAAGAAGTGCGTACTGATTGCACGTCAGGGAAGTGCTTAAACACTTGCGCAGCGAACAGTTGCATTTGGAATTGGTCAGCATTTCGCTTACCTGTTTTCCAATCCATCACGTTCGCAATGTCTTTATTGATTACAAGGATGTCAAGTTTAGAACGTAGCCATGCGTCAGCATCCCACCAACCTGTTGGTGTAAGGTTGTCGTTAAGGACTAGCTCTTTCTCGATGTGTAGTTCACCCCCCTTTGAGATACGCTCGACCGATGCACACAGGGGTTCATAGTGAGCAATCTCTTGGGGCAGTAGGGAAGCAGACTTAAGCCTATGCTCAAGGTATTCATGGATGCGTTCGCCATACTTACTAGCCTCACCACCTGCATCAACAACATCTTTAACAATGCGTTGCCGAAAGTAGCGATACGGGCAGTTCTCGTATAGCTTAATTGCCGAATAGGAATGGCTTAAGTGCATAAATTGTAGCCCCTCGGGGTGTCCTTGGGGTTCTCTGTTTGTTGGAAAGTACAGTGTACCTCACTCATGCATACGGCGCAAGATGTCGTACTTTAATATTTCCAACTGGGCAATTACCTCAGTTACGTTGTCTATCTTGGTGGAGTAGCGCATGTATTTGTCATCTGCCTTAAGCATGATAAGAACATCAGTCGCACCCCCCTCCTCGACACGTGCCATCGCTGATTCCAACATGGCAACAACTTCCTGCTTGCGGGTATTTCCTACTATTTCAGTCAAGTTTGTGATGCTCATTATGTATCTCCATAGTTAGTTGCGTAGCCTGCTTCGCAAGCCACAGGTAAATCGGTACACCAGCTAGGTGCAGTGGACATAATCCTGACAAGATGTTGCTCTGCCTCTGATGCCCTGTCCTCCGGGGCCGTGATGATAATCTCATCATGTACTTGGAAAGCCACGTGGTAGTGTTGCCCAATGGCAGTCATCTGTTCTGATACAACAATCCTAGCCATCGCTTGAATGAGGTTCTCTGTGACCTTACCCCCATAGATTTTTGTCCATGAGATTTCGTCTACCTGTCCAGTCATGACTCGTTCTTTGATTGCCTTACGATATGTTCGTGCATCACTGATGTATTCATAGTTCGTTCCGTTGGCACGGAGTGCGGGATAGCGGATGTACAAGCTGTTGGGTAGCCTAATGCCTTGCTCGTCATACTCCAACATCTTTGCAATAGAGCCTGTCTGTCTTGCTACGATGCCACCCAGTGCGCTTCCACACTTCTGCCATAGAGAAACAATCTTGTGATTCTTCTGTCTATATAGACGCACAATCCTGTCAGCTTGGTCTAGGCTAATCTTCACACTAATATCCCCTTGCCCAATCTCTAGGGTACGTCTGAACTTCTCAGCCCCCATGCCATAGCCAAGCCCCAAGATACAAGTCTTACCAACAAATCGTTCTACCTTGTCAGCCTTGGTGATGGCTCGCCCATAAACTTCTGATGCGAACTCACTATATACATCACGACCTTGTGCGAACGCACTAACTAAATCGTGTTGCTCTGCTACCCACGCTACCATGCGGGCCTCAATCTGTGATGAATCACATGCCACAAGAACTTGTCCGTTGGGTGCTTTCAATGCCCGTCGGATTGTGTTGTTCCCACGAGCAGGTAAGTTCTGCAAGTTCAGCTTATCACCCCCCGAAAATCTGCCTGTGTGCGCACCATAATAGTTGAGCATGATTGGCAGGCGACCTCGCTCGGACACTCCAATCAAATTTTCGGTGCGAGTTTCTTCTAGTGTGGACTTCACGCCGAGCCTTGCAGCGACCGCAACCTGAACCTTCTCATTAGGATGCTCGAGAAGTTCGATGAACTCTTTGTCGGTCTTTCCGAACGCAAGCGTTTCCTTGCCTGTGCGAGGGCTTATCTTTTTCGGTGGCTCGACCCCGAGGTTAGTGAGGTACTTCGCAAAGATTTGATTACTCATCAACGTCTTGGTGATTGCTTCATCACTGATACCAGTGAGTCCCATGTCAGTGATAAGGTCACGCTTCTTTGCTTTGACTTCCTCAAGATGTTGCTCTAAAAGTTCCCTGTCAAGTTCAATCGTAGGCTCGGTGTACATGCGTAGTGTTTGGTCAATGACCATCAACTCACTGGTAGGAAATCCTTTGCATAACTTCTTGAACAACTGATAGGTTAAGTCCACATCGTTCTTGCAGTACTCCCCATATCGTGCAAGTTCTTCGGGTGTGAAGTCTGCTTTGCGTTTACCTAGTGCAAGGATAACTTCTTCACCTTTAGCCCCCAACTTATAGTAAGTAGCCAATGCTTTGAGCGAACCCCCCACAGTCATCTGATGGGTTGGTCTTGCCATAGATAAAGTATCAAGCCACAACTTCGGCTTGATTCCATAATGCCACGATAAGATTGCACCATCAAAGGCGGTGTTGTGACAAAGGATTGCTTTGTCTTTGTAGTCCAACGACTTCAAGAACTTGGCAGGGTCACTGCCTGAGTACCAGTCGGTAGGGTAGTTGTTAACCTTGATGCCTACCCCGATGACCTCAAACAAATCGCTACGAACATACTGTTCGGTGGTCATCTTTGACAGGGAGAAGTCCTTGTCGTAGTAGGTTTCAAAGTCTATGGTCACGATGTCCATAATTATTTTCTTCTTTCTAGCCGTATCAGTACGTATACAAATATGGCAAACATTAAAACGAGAGTACCGATGGCTACGACTGCGAACTTAATCCCAAACCATAGCGCATCAGCCATTACAAGAGCGAACATCAGAAGGAAGTCACTCATCACCTCTTACCTCAACAAGTTTGTCGATGTAGTGCCGTGCTTTCTTGATGTCAGCAATGCCCCCTTTGACATCACACCTTGCAAGATATTTGATAGCGTTACCACGTAGAAATCCTGCGAACTGCTCAGGTGTCATCCATGCTTCCATTGCTACCCAAGGTTGTACGTTCATATTTTTGTAGTGACTTCCACCAACTTGTTGTTGGTCGGCTTTGCCACCTATTACGGGGTGTGCCTTGTCAAGCATCGAACCACTAAGCACACGCTTGCGTATCGCATAGATAAGGGGTAGCGCACACTTAAACTTCGTGGCAACTTCTTTAGGTACGGCACTTGGGTTTGCCAAGAGATACTCTGCGACCTTCATTGATTTAGATTTTTTCATTTGTCTTTTCCTACTGAGTTAAGCCATGCACATTCTTCTTCCAACACCTTGACCCGTGCACGTAATAGGTCAATGTCCTTCTGTTGTTCAGCCCATGAGGCATCCCATACATCCTTACTCCACCCGCCATCATCTTCGTACGCTACACCCCCAATAAAGTTTGCGTAAGTACCATCACGTTTTTGAATGTCCATATCGACTCCTAGTTAATTAAGATAAGACTGCCTACGATTACTGCAAATAGCAAATACCAAATAGCAAACAGTTGCCATACACTTGCGCCGTGATACATATCATCTATCTCCTCTAGGTATATCTAAACCAAGGTCAGAAAAATCATCATAGTATTTATCCTCATCTGCATCTTCAAACATTGACTTAGTTGGGATATGTTTAACTACAACTTGTTTCTCTGTCTTTGGCTTAGTCTTTTTAGGCACACCATAGAAAGCAGACATAAGCGTATCGGTTGCTTTCTCTACGTTTATCTTCTTAGCTTTCTTTGGTGCTTTGCGCAGAGGGGTACTCTCCCATCTTTCAAGAGTAGCACCCCTAACACCACACTTACATGACCATCGCCTGCGAGTCTGTACTGTGGCTTCGTTCCATCGTGTGTCTAGGCACTTCATTCTTGTCTTGCACTGTGGGCATTTCATTAAACACTCCAAACTTTCTACGTAAATCTATACTGTAAGTAGTACATACTTTGTCTACTTCCTCAATAACTTCTTCTACTGATACTGTTGAAGAATAGTACCCCGTACTAACGGATTTAATAAATCCTTTTAGTAGTTCCATTGAGCACTCACTATCTCGGATGGAAGTGTAGAGTACTTCTTGCCATGTATCAGAACCCCAGTCAGGCATCTCCCATTGGTGACGATTGATACCTACACGTTCTGCTTCTACTTTTTTAATGAGTGATTCAAGTACACCCATCCTTGCTCGTACTTTAATCGCCATTTTGAATTTACGCAATGAGCGTAGCCACATTAGTTTGTTTTCTTTTATCACATCAGTACTGTTGAGAGGTGGCTTTGCATTAGTAGGTTCGTAAGTGTTAAGGTCAAACTGTAAGCCATCAAACACATCATAAGCAGGCGCAGTTTTAAAGTAGTCCCATCTATAACCATCAGGATTATCTTCACAATACTTTCTGAATCCAGTAGTACATGTTACTGTGTATCTACCAGTAGCTACACGTGTCCATAGGAATGGAATAGCACGTTGGAGTGCTTGACTTAGAGTGATGCTACAACGTCTTGCTTCTTGTGAGGTTAACTTAAACGTAAACTTGTTGTCAGGTGTGAATACACCGACTACTGCTGTATCGAATCGTAGTTCATAGGTATCACCTACCTTATACATACGTGCCCATGACATAACGGGTCTACCTGCATCAGGGTTACGTGCCCTTGTAAACCACTCAGCAACTTCTTCATATGAAAGTTTATCTGTACGCATATCTATTCCTTATCGTGTTAGTTTGTGTGCTACTACTGTGGCAGTTAAAGAACCCAAGTCAACATCCACTTGCGTGTCGTTCTTGGTACGTTCTACTACCTTGCGGTGGCGTTCCTTATACTCCTCGGGAATCAAGTCCCATAAGGGTTGCCACATCTTTAGGGCAGGGGCTAGTGTTGCAT